TAGAGAAATACCTACTGGAGCTAAAAGGCACCGTTGCTGGTCGCTTCTTGTGGCAACTAGGCACATCTACAGTTGACCGCCTTGGTCTTGCCTCCCTACAAAACTGCGCCTTCACCGTCGTAGACGACCCTGTGCGCCCCTTTACGTGGGCTATGGACTTGCTCATGCTGGGTAGTGGTGTTGGCTATAACATACAGAGAAAGAATGTTGAAAAACTCCCTATCGTTAACGTACACTTTACTAGCCCTTTCCGTCTTGATACTGCCGACGCTGACTTTATCGTGCCTGATAGCCGTGAAGGTTGGGTTAAGCTACTTGGTAAAACTCTTAAAGCCGCGTTCCTTTCAGATAAACCCGGCAGCTTCTCCTACAGCACAATTAATATCCGTGGTCAAGGAACTCCTATCAAGGGGTTTGGTGGCACTGCTTCAGGGGCTGAAATCCTTTGCAAAGGGATTGCTCAAATCAGCGATGTCCTCACGAAGAGAGCGGGTAAGAAAATACGCCCGGTGGATGCTCTAGACATCATGAACATCATTGGCTCTATTGTGGTGGCTGGCAATGTACGCCGTTCAGCACAGATTGCCATTGGTGACCCGGATGATGTTGAGTATCTTCTTGCGAAGCGTTGGGACATGGGCAACATCCCATCATGGAGGGCTATGTCCAACAACAGTGTGGTGTGTAACGACATCAACGACCTGCACGAGTACTTTTGGGACGGCTACGAGGGCAAAGGTGAACCTTATGGACTGATTAACCTGCGCCTGTCACGCAAAGAGGGACGGCTTGGCGATACTGCCTATCCTGACCCGGACGTGCAGGGCTACAACCCGTGTGCAGAACAAAGCCTAGCAAACTTTGAGACGTGCTGCCTCGCAGAGATTTATCTGCCCAACGTCACCTCGTTTGATGAGTTTGTTGATATTGCCACGTTGCTGTATAGGATTAACAAGCACAGCCTGAACCTGCCGTGTCACCTCCCTGAGACGGAAGCCATTGTGCATAAGAACATGCGTATGGGGATTGGGGTTACTGGCTACCTACAAGCAACTGAGGAGCAGAAGGGCTGGTTGGCTGAGGCGTACAAAAAACTACGCACCTATGACCAGTGGTACAGCGCCAAGCATGAGTTTAACAAGTCGGTCAAGCTGACCACTGTTAAGCCTTCAGGCACGTTGTCGTTGTTGCCGGGTGTTACACCGGGTGCTCATCCGGGCTACAGCCAGCACATGATTCGCCGTATCCGCATTGCATCCAACCATGCCTTGGTGGACGTGTGCCGACAGAACGGGTATGACGTGGAGTATCAATTAAATTTTGATGGCTCTGAAGACCACAGCACGGTGGTTGTGTCGTTCCCGTTTGCCTTCCCCGATGGTACGCGACTGGCTGCTGAGATGACTGCCATTGACCAGCTGGAGGTGGTGAAACAACTCCAAAAGGACTGGTCGGACAACAGCGTTTCTTGTACCATCTACTACCGTAAGGAGGAACTGCCTGAGATTCGGAAGTATCTCAAGAAAAACTACAAGAACAACCACAAGAGTTTGTCGTTCTTGCTGCACTCTGAGCACGGCTTCAAGCAAGCCCCGCTGGAGGAAATCAGCAAAGAGGAATATGAAGCACTTGTGGCGCGTACAACACTAATCACTCAGATTGACGAAGCCACCATTGGGCTGGATGAAGATGAGTGTGCAACTGGCGCGTGTCCAATCCGATGAAAGTGATACTTAACTTCCGAAATGGGTTCGGCTTTGACATTGAACACAACGAGGATATTATTCACGTTATCGGTGTTGAAAACGAGAATGGAGAAGAGGAGAAAACACTTGGTGGCTTTGTTGGCATCATTGTTCGTCTCCCTCTACTTGCCATCTACATAGGTGATTTCCATGAAATAGACGAAGAAGTGTTTTACTAAAAAAGAAGGGGACTTAATAGTCCCCTTTCTTTATTGGTTGGTTGGTTTATGGCGTCATAGCTTCTACACCAAACAGACCGCCAACAACCCCTCTAGACGGCTCAGGCGGCAGTCTTCCTTCAGCAACCCGTGCTGCAAGCGCCCTAGCTGCACGTTCTCTTTGCGCCGTTGCCGCAGCCATAGCAGCCTTTTGACCAACTACGGATGTCGCATAAGTGGCTATACCAGCGACAGGGCTTCCAGTCAAACCTGCTGTAATAGCTCCGATTCTTCCAGCAAGCCCGGTAAATATACCAGTTCCTTTAATTAACATATTCGTAAATTTACCGCCTTTGGCTATTTCTTTAATCTGTGCTATCTCACTTGGATTAAAATTAGCTTTTAGTTTTTTATCGTTCTTGGCAAGACTAACAAAACCTTTCTCTAGTTCTTTACCAAACGATGTTTTTGAGTTTGCTTCTGCATTACGTTTAGCTGTCTCAATTATATCTTCTAGCACACTAACACGAGAGGCTGTTCTAAATTGACCACGTGCTTTTACAAGCGTATCTTTTGCTTTTACGCTGCCACCAACAATGTTATTTTTTGTTAATTGGCTCATCCATTCATCAATGTTAGAACGCATAATGTAACCAGCACGGCGTTGTGCTTGGTTAGCTCCAGCATCAGCAATTAAGGTGTTTGCTTTCTTTCTAAAGGCTTCAACAGCTTCCATACTAACTGGTTCGCCTCTGTTTAGTGCGCTTGTAACGGTAGAATCAAACTCATCAAACACAGCTTTAACAGTCTTCATGCCCTCACCTTCAAAAGGTAAAGTTTCATCATAAAGTTGTTTTTCTATCTTACGTGGCAGACGCTGTGAGTGTACAGCCTTAAAAGTCACACCAGATTGTTTAGCTGCCTCGTAGCTATCATCAGCCTCTTTATAAATCTGTGAGGCTGTTTTAGGTGGAATTTTACCAGCCTTAACTAGGTTGGCTCGCCTGCCTCCAGCAAATGCAGTAGCTATACCGGCTGCTAGACCAGCTACAGGGCTATCAGTAACCTCCGTTACCGTCTGACCGACACCAGCAGTGGCAGCGCCAACGCCAGCCTGACCAAGCATGTTCTTGCTAAACTCTTGCGCTATCTGAAGTGCTTTGTTAGCCGCAACCTTACCGTTAGACACAAGCCACTTAGCAGCAGCCCCAACACCGCCAGTTCCAATCAAAGAGGCTAATGTTTCAGCAGAAGCAGCAACAATACGCTCTTGTTCGTTCTTTGGAACAGCAACAGCATCAGCAAGGTTGCTTGTTAGGTCAGAAACCATACCAAGATTTGTACCAAAGGCAGCGTTTATGCTTGAGTTTAAAGCATCACCAAGCATGGCTGGTAGAGCCGTAACGCCTTTAACAGCCGCACGACCTGTAAGGGCAAGCCCTCGCCCAACATCCTCTGCGTAGCCACCCCGACCAGTCTCACCGATAAGAGCAGCTTCAGGGTCTGCTGGCTGCTCTACAGGTATATCCTCTCTAGGTGTGGCTTGAGGCTCAGTAGCAGTCATCTGAGCAAACTGTTGTTTTGCGTAATCTAATACCTGTTCTTCAGTCGCTGTATCAGGAGCTGTAATTTCAAAAACATCTCCATTAGGCGCTGTAATTTCATATGTTGCCATTGAAACCCCTTAACGTACTTTTCTGATGCCCCAAGAACCAGTGGGTTGGGCTGTAGTAGCAGGCGCTTGAACAGTTCCTGAAGAAACAGAGCCTTCAGCACTTTGAATTGATTGACCTTGTGGATAGTATTCATTAATCCACTCATAAGATTTCAAATCACCGCCAGCCACTTGTTGTCTAATTCTAGATAAAACTTGAATACTCTTTTTAATTTGTTCTAAAGCAGCTAAGTTTTCTGCGGCTGGAAGACCAGTGCTGACTCTAGCAATTGTAGATTGCAATAAAGCAAGTTCTCGCTCTGTAATGGAACCAAGCGCACCGCCTGTTTTAGAAGCATCTCGCATGGCTTGTAATTCCCAAAAACCAAGGTTGGCTTTAATAACATCAAACTGTGCGTCTAGAATACCAGCGGGAGATGCTTCAATACCTCGGCTAACTTGTCCTGAAATACCTGTTGCTAAAGGAACTTTTCTTCCTTGGTCTGCTTTAACAAGAGCAATAGCACTGTCAACGGTTCCTAACAAACGAGATGTTCCTGCTCTTGATGTAGCTATACGCAGTTCGTCTGCTTGCTGCCCTTGTTGTATTTTATTTTGTGCTAATTGTAAGGTAACCTGCGCTGTTTGTGCTTCTGTTTGTGCTTTCAATAGTTTTAATTGGGCTAACTGGGCAGGGTCACCTTTAGTTTCTCTTTCAATTGCCGCATTAATTGCTTTAATACGTTCATCACCTCTACCATTTTCAACAGTAATTCCAGCAGCATCTAAAAGTTTTTCTACTTTTGTTTTTTCAGCACCCTTAAATTGTAACTTCTTAGCATCACCTGTTTGTTCAAATAAAGCAACACTTTCAGGAGTGTATTTACCACTTTTAAGAAGTTCTTGCGCTCTTGCGGCTCTTGGGCTTTCTTTAGCTTTTGCTTGTGCTGCTTCAAGTTGTGCTTCCTTTAGCGCCAAATCAACCTGTGCAACCTTTTCTTGTTGCGCCATTGTCCGTGCTTGTTCAGAAGCCATCATGGCTCCACGAGTATCGCCAGCAGCAGCTAGTTGTTTTGCCAACGCTTGGTATAGAGCAGAACCAGTAGCGCCCTCAGCTTGAGCTTGCTGAAGAGCTGCTTGACGAGCCTCAGCCTCTGCCTCACCGGGTACACGCCCACCAAGCATACGCCCAACGGTATAACCAAGTTGGCGACCAAGACCACCACCTCTAGGCTCACCCATCAAACTTTGTTCATACTTAGCACGAATCTCTTCAGGCGTAGCCCCAAACAAATTAAACATTCCTTGTGTTGCCATGTTTATTCCTTAAGTTCCTAAACCCATAGTTTGTCGGCTCCAAATAGAGGGTTGGTTAGCCCCGTAATAAGCAGGAGTTAGAAGCTCCACTGGCGCGGCGCTAGGGCGTTGATAGCTTTGACCAAACAAACTTTTACCGAAATCGTACAACTCTGCCGGTAATATGCTCTCACCAGCTAAACGAGTTTTAGCAGCCCCTGTCATGCCTTGTTGTAATAGTTCACCAGCAGCAGCGCCAGCTTGAGAGGCTTGTCCACCATAAGCAGAACCCATATCAAGTGCTTTCATACCAAGTGTTTCAATACCAGTACCAGCAGCGAACAAACCTTGAGCCTCTTCCAACCTACGAGCACGTTCAGCGATACCAGCCTCACGGGAAGCAGCAGCCATCTGAGCATCTATCTGAGCACGGGCTAGGTTTTGTGCATACTGTTCAGGGTTGATAGCACCACCCATCATTCCAGCACCCAACGCTTCAGGAGATACGCCTAGACCAATACGCCCACGTTGTAGTTGCTGCTGCCGCAAGGCAATATCTTCAGCGCGGCGCTGTGGAGCCAACAACCCCTGCTGCTCTGCCAACACCTCAGCGGCATACGCCTGTGGGTCTAGTTCGGCAGCGCGTTGACGCCCAAGCTCAGCCTGTTGATAATAGAAGTCACGGGCAGCAGCTAAACGAGGGTCTAACTCGTAGCCAGCGGTCTGTGCTGCCTCATCAAAGAAGCCACGACCAAAGCCAGTGGTGACAGCGTAAGGTTTAAACTTAGCCGCCTCAGCCGCTATACGCGCTGCCTCAACCTGTGCATCAGCAGAACGCCTTTGAGCATCTGCTTGTGACATAGAGCCGAGCAAACCAAGACCGCCTCCGATAATCATACCTATAGGCATATCATACCTCTTTTTCTATTAAAACTTTATCAATGTTTTCTGCATCAGTTTCCTCTGTTGCGTGTATGCAGAACCAAACACAGTCTTCTAAAGACACAATGCTGTGAACTTTATTAGCCTCTACGTTGATACAAGCAGGAGCCTGAACAACTTCTACCTCTTTACCTTTAGTCATCCTTACGGTTCCCTTAGCCAAGATGGATAAGTGAGAGTAGGGATGGACATGCTTTACAAGGAAAGAACCTTTAGGAACCCTTACCTCTTTAGCATAAAGCCCATCGCTAAAGTGGTGAAATGTATATTCTTCCATCATGCCTTCATGATGTAAGCCAACGCAAAGTACGGCGACAGGTTGGCGTTGGTGCCGCTTGAGCCTGTGCTGTCTACAGTGTGTGTATGTGCGCCATTGCTACTTGTTAAACCAATGTTAGCTGCACTTCCTGTTGCTCTATAAGCATAAGCCCAGTCAGTAGCACCTGAAGTTCTATTAGCAACATAATTACTTGACGTTACATCAGAAATGCCTGATGTATTTGAAGCCACGTAAGCGTCAGTGGCAACATAATGTTGGTGCGCTCCATTACTCTGCGTAGTGTGAGTGTGTGATACAACAATTGCGTCTTTAGAACCACCAGTCTGTGTAGCACTGCCAGTGACAGAAGTTTTAGCAACACCGCCGTCATCAGCGTCAGCACCAATGATGAACTTGTTGGTTAGGTTGGGAGTGCCGTTGGTGCCATCACACAAATACCAACCACTAGGGATAGTGGCAATGGTGCCTGACCACATAAGGATAGCACCGCTAGGAACACCGTTAGCCAACACATAAGCTGTGGTGGCAAGTTGAGTGGTGTTAGTCCCTGATGCCGCAGTAGGCGCTGTAGGAACCCCAGTTAGAGCAGGGCTAGCCGTGTTAGCCTTAGAGTTGATAGCCGTTGCAATGGCGTTAAACTCAGCATCAATCTCGTTGCCCTTAACAATCTTAGCTGGGTCGCCTGTCGTTAGTGCGTCCTTAGCAGCAAAGTCAGTTGCCTTAGTATAGTTTGCCATTACGACATCCTTCCAGTTTTAACAAATACATCAAATTTCTGTACACTTAGTTCTGACCCGTTTACGTCAGCCTCAAAACCAATCTGAACTACATTACCACTACCGCCAACACTACTCTTAATCTTATCAATCACAATGCCTGACGTGTATTCAGCAACAGTGGCAGCGTTAGCGCCGTACTCAGCAGTGCCAAACTCAGCGGCGTTGCCGTAAGCAGGTATCTCAAAGGAATAAGAAGTGGTGTTCAAGTCATAATCAAAGCCACACTTGATAACAAAATCTTGGCTCTGACCGCCAAGAACAGTGGCACTGATTTGTTTCATCATTTTTAAAACAGAGGGATTACCAAAGTCTACGTAGTGTGAGAAGTAGCGTAAGCGATAAGAAGAGCCATTATCGTCATACCCTTGATACTTACCAATTCCGTTTGTTTTACCAATCAACAAATCACGGTTACGACGGCGACAGAATGAATCAGCCTCGTAGCTGAACCATAAGGTAACCCGTGCAGACCCGTCCTCCAACGGCTGTCGCATGTCCAGCACATAGACAGTGGAGGTTGACGGGAAACTAAGCAGGTAGAAGGCGTTTAGTTCTGAATAAACAGATACAACATCATCTAGGTTTCCGCTGTTGGTTATTTCTTCTGTTATGTCTTTCAACAAATCATCCCTAACATTCTTAGTCAGGTCGCGCATTGGTAAACTTTTCTCTTGAATAACTCTACCCAAGCTTCGGATGCCCGTGTCTGACAAGAAGATTAGGTCATTACCTGTCAACTGAACACTATCCCTAGCTACACAACCCACTCCAGCAATAACGTCATTAAGCTGGAAGGCAGTGCCAATAGGGTTGGATGCGCCGCTGTACAAGACAATGTTGTTTTTACAGAAGATAACTAAGAAATCGTTGTGCGCTGCAATGGCTACAATGGTGTCTGCGTTGTTAGGCAGTACAGCAGCAATGTTCAATGTCCCGCTGGTACCGCCATAGAAGGCAGGGAAAGCTGTGTCAGCTATATCTGTAGACCAATAAACCGTGTCGCCATCATGTGTCCAAAACCTACCCCAAGCAGCAATGACGTCACGTGGATAAGAAGAGCCGAAGTTCTGAGCAGAGGCGCTACGGTAGGTGGTGATAGGTTGGCATACAGGGCTGATAGCAGCAGAATAGACCAACGGCTCTTGCCCATCCTGAACCAACAAGGCGTGGTCATAAATGCTTGCACCCTTCCAGCGGTCACCACTTACAGTGTAGGCAGCAGGTGTGATGTCCGTCAGCGTAGCACTAATGCCGCCAGTCCACACCTTGCTGTTTCCACCTGAAATAATAGTTGTTGTGTTGTCAGCGTTGACGTGTTCCAACATGAACTTAACACTGTTGCCGCCCAATGAAGTGTCTCCATCGGTGGTCATCATCAACCAACCCTTACGCGCCCCTAGACGCCCATATTTATCAATAACTACGTTATCAGTGAGTTGGGCAAAGTTGGGGGAAATAGTAACACCACTCTCCTGAGTGTTCAGCCCGAAGAAGCCGGGAGTAACAAGAGATAGGTTGGTTAGTTGCTTCATGCTGGATACCAAATACTGTCTTCAGGATGACGTGCAGAATCCATTG